GATACTGCTTCTTTTTTTCCTTCAGGTATAACGCTTTTGCTAAATAAATCTTCTACACCTCTATTCTTCCATGCTGATGGAAGTATACTAGGAAGTAAAGGAGGTCTATCAAAACCAATTATTGTACTATTGACTTGTTTAATAACTTTGTTTTTAGCTTCTTCTGGTGAATACTTTAATTCATTAGCCTTTGCACCATCTTTAATGGTTATTCTTTGTAAAGCATAAAACTCCTGTATAGCTTGTGAATAAATTGTAGCGTACTCATCGTCTCTATTAAGATCTATAAGAGTTTCTAATTGTCTTATAAAATCATCATTATGAAATTTTGCATCTTCACCTTCATAAGTATTTTCTTTACGATCCTCTGCTGCTTTTCTAATACTATTAAAATCATCAAATTTTAATTTACCTATTGTTTTTTTATCTTGGCCTTCTCTTTTTTTAATACCAATTTCATTTCCTGCTTCTTGAATAATAGCATCTAGTTCACCAATAGTTTCAGCGGTTGCTATTCTACCATAAAGAGATGCTTTATAATTAGTGTCTGATACAGCTACATCATTGGCTGATAATAATGTTACTAAAGTTTCAAATTGGTTAGGACTTAATTCTCTTTTACCTTGTGCTAAATTTAAATCTGAAAATGTAATTTCACCATTTTCCCACTCATTAGACATTTTCCATTGATATATATCTGAATATAAACTTGAAAATTTTTTGTTTTGATTATCCTTTATAAGCTTTTCTGCATTGCGATTTTTTCTTTCTTCTTTAGTATTTAATTGTCTTACAAATGTGTCTCTTCTATTATCTATTATTTCTAACAACCTAGCTTTTGTTGGTGTTTCTAAATCTGTATTTTTATCAACAATATCTTCTAGCTTTCTAAAACCCGTTGTATCTTTTCCATCTTCAAGTTCAATTAATTCTCTTGTTATATATAATTGAGCAACATCTTCTTTTGTGCTTTTTAATAACTCATCAGATTTTACCTGTGTGAGTATTCCATCCTCAACCATTTTTTGAAATATACTTTTTACAGGTGTTCTGGTTTGCGTTCCTAAACCAGCTTGGTTATAAACAATACCATCATCGCCATACAATTCTGATAGTGCATTGTTGTGTTTTACTGTTCCTTCAAGTTCAATAGTTAATATATCTTTTAACTCGTCTATTCTATTATTATAATTAGCTTCAACCTGATCAGTCATTGCAACTCTACTTAACTTAATAACATCTAATTTATCAGCCATAATAAGGCCGGGAACAGAACTCATAAATCTTTTTAATGCTACTTTATCTTCAATCTTATTAGATAATTTTCTTACTATGGATTGAACACCATCTGTATATAATTTTTGCATATCTTTAGGTTGTGCAGGAGGAACATACGTACCATTTTCATCTGTAAATCCTGTAGTTAAATTTTGTGCTAATAATTTACTTTGATAATTTAAAGTATTTTTAGCATTACTTTCTTCAATACTTCTTTTAAGTTTTAACTCATGCCCATACCATTGCAAACCAGCTTTGGTAATTTCATTTCCTAATTGTGCTGTAGCCTGAAACGGAGCTGCCATACTGCTAGGATTAACCTGTGCAGTAATAGTTCTACTTCCTGTATCAGCTGACTCGCCAACTTGTCTTTCGTATGTAGGTACTTTCATTATGCCATCTTATAAGTTGCGTATGATTGACTACCACCAGACAATAAAGTTCCTACTGCCTGTGTCTTAGAAATTTCTCTTGCAGCTTTACCTTGCATTCTTTGTAACTGTCCTTGCAATCTTTGGTTGGTAGCTATTTCAAATTGTTCCAATCTTTTTGTTTCTGATTGTAAGCGTTGAGCTGCAACATCCTCTTCAAAGTTCATTGCATTTTGTAATAGCATTTTAAGTGGTGTACCAGTAGTAGCTAACCATCCATTACCTCGTACAGCCATTTGTGTTCTATCGTTTAGTCTTTGAAATTTCTCTCTACTTCTTTGAATACTAAACTCTGTAGTTCTTGCAATATTCTCTGCTTGTATTTCTTTTGCTTGTGCATTTCTTTCATTCACACTTGCATTAAAGTTTGCAGCTTTTTGTGCTGCCTTACCTGCTGCTAATTGTGATGATGCAGTTATTGCTGTTCCTGCTACTGCTGCTACTAATGCTATTTCTGCTCCTGACATTATTTTACCTTTCCCATTACTAAATAGTCTGATCCTTCCGGGCCAAACTTTTTCATTAAACCTTCTTTTTCAAAACCTAAAACTTCTGCAAATCTTATTGCTTTCATCCAATCTGCTCTTACATTTGCGTGCAGTCTTTTATAAGAAACTTCATTTATTATTTGTTTTGTTGTTTTTAAAACAGACTTAATTCTAGTTTGTATTCTATCGCTTCCTATAAACCAACATTCTGCAACACCATCCCACATAGGAATAAAACCTGCTGCTGCGATAATGTGTCCATTTACTATTCCTGTCCACGCATCGTGTTGTGCTGCTCGTTCCATGTGGTGTTCCCAATCATGGTCAGGTCTTTGTGTTCCAAAAGATAATTTATTTTCTACGACTAATTCTTTTGCGTGTTCTGGTATAAACTTTATTAATCGCATTAGTCAAAATCTTGTACTACCACTCTTGGATAGATACCCACAATCGTCATTGGCAATGGTTGTGTTTGTTGTACAACAATAGCTCCTTCTGTCTCCCAGTTACTTGCAGCTTCTATTGACTTATCTCCAGTAAATAATGGTACTGCTGTGTCTGTTGAATCGGAACTATCTCTGAAGGGGATGGTATCGACATTCGTGAGACTAGTTCCCACAGAAGCACCCACAGTCCTAAAAAAACGAACAACCACACTATGAATTTTTTTAATTTTGCCTTGAGCTGTTCCACTTACACTCCCGCTTTCTAAACGAACAGTCTTTAATGTAGAGGTATAACCTAGCCCTACTTGAGCTTTGGTTGTTGCTCTATCTGTTGCTATAGCTCCACTCGAAACTGTTTTGTCTGGGTGAGCTGATCCTTCTTCTAATATAGAAACAGTTTGTCCTTCTAAATGATCTAGACCTGATAAACTAGATGTACTTGATCCTGAGTATGTTAAACTGCTATCTACAAAAATAGCATCTTGTATATCTGTGCCAAAATCTATTGCAGATAATATTTCTACATATCTTCTGGTTGCACCATTGATGGTTCTTTTTACAACCATGTATAAATTATCTTGGTTTAGTTCTCCTGGTATTACAGCAATGTTTTCTACAATACCATGATTAGTAGTAACACCACCTGTTGTAAAAGAACCTCCTAGTTTATGTTGATGCCATGCTACAACTTGTTCTTCTCTACGATAAGTCAAACCAATTAATCTTCCATCAGTTGTTGTACCCCAGACAATAGAAAAAGGTTCTTGCTGATAAGCTAATTCTACAATACCTGTTTCACTTACATGATCTGCAAGGATGGTTAAGTCTATAGCTTGGTACGCATCAGTATCGTACACATATCCTAACTCTCGTACTTTTCTTTTTGCTCGTTGTACAAACAATGTGTATGAGCCTGCTTGTACGGGTTGTATGTCTGCACTCCCATAAGTAGCTTGCTGTTTAATCTGTACATTGGTAGGTGTAATCGGCTCGTCTGTACCAGATGCTCTTACTACAAATTCACCACCTGTTGTTCCTACAACCATTGCTCTTGCCGATGCAAGATATAAAATTCTATTAACCTGATTACTACCAATCGTATACGTCATAGCAGAACTATCGCTAGTAGATTCTGTCATGTTTTCAAAATCACCGGCAACACTAAAAAATATAGTTTGCGGTTGTAATGTTGTACCTGCAAACACTAAACGCTGTTCATAGAAAGCACAGGCTCTTGGAAATCCTGTCGTTACTGAAAACGCTCCTAGTGAAAACTCATCGGTAGCATTTAATTTACCAACTAGCGTAATGGTATTACTTGCACCTTCTGCTATCACATCATCAACTGGCACTAGTGTTATTTCATCACTTGTTACTTTTACAATTTCATAATCTTTATTATTACCTCCATTCGATGCACCACTTGCAGTAATCGTCATGCCTTCAGTAAAACCTTCTATAACAAATTGTTTGTTACTATCTCGTATAAAATCATTGTGCGATGATCCTGTACTACTAGGATCGCCTTCTACAAAACTAATCGTATTACTTGCATAGCTTGGTAATATTTCTGCTACACCTAACTCATCTGTTTGTACTGTTCCTACAACAACAGTTGCACTTGTAAATGTATCAATCTTTACATAGCCATTATATATTTTTACAAACCTTCCTACATCGGTACTAACAAATGTACTACTGGATGCAGTTAGAGTACAGCTACTACCAGATCGTGCATTAGGAGTAAGTGTTGTAGTAGTAGCGTTCTCATCTAAGTATGGGCCATTAATAAATGTAACATCGGTTAATGTCCAATCTGTATTACTAGTTCTAGATATTTTACGAACTGGATGGCTGCTATGTGTTATGTACATCACATCGGCACTTTGAGTCACTTTCAATTCTGGTATCTGTGCTGTAGTATAGGTAGTTGTTACTTCTACTATTTTACTAGCAGTACCCGCAGATCCATACGTTGTAAATGCAGAACTGTTTATGTTTGTTCCATCGACATCGGTTAGTTCAAATGTATTGGTTGTTTTACTAGCTACGATTCCTGTTGTACCATTAAGCTCTGTCATTCCTACAACACTACTTATAATTACATGATCGCCATTATTAAAACCATGTGAGGTTGCTGTTATCACAACAGGATTTGCTTTGGTTGCACCTGATATAGTTTTACCGCTTTCAGTAACAATACCTCCATCTTGGTACACTCTAAAATAGTTATTACCAAACTCTAATACATAGGTATTGGCAGTTGTGGTATTAAATTCAAAAGGTATAAGTCGTGCTGCATTGGCACTTACTTTTACCTCATGGATAAATTTTGTTCCCGGTCTCCTAGCTGCACCACCGGCAGGATAGACTATAAAGTTCTCTAATGTTTTTGCACCATTAAAGTATCTGGTTAAATCAGTTCTACCATCAAGCCTGTCGCTTAACTCTCCTGCTGTCCAGTTGGTATATCTAGGACTGGTATAAGTCATTTAGTATCTCGAATTTATAAATGTATCTGCTTGTACTACACCAAGATCTGCACCTTCTACTCCGGGCATACCTTCTGTAGCATCAACAAATCTTGCTTCTTTTAATTTAGATTCATACAAGGCAACCATGTTAGCCACTAGTGCATTACTATTGGTTATGCCATAACATATATCTGCTGCTAATCGTGCTGCAATAGATTCTACAAGTAACGTATCGTATTCATTAGGATCGGTTACTCTTGCAATAAATTTTATCTTCATGGTTTGCTCATCACTTACAATCGTTCTGCCTTCTACTTTATAATCCAAGTCTAGTTTTTCTAAACGCAATACTCGCAAACAATATGGATCGGTAGGTAAATTATAAGCATAGGTATATCCCCATGTTGGAGCAGTAGAATTTTGAGCTAATGATGCTCTTCTTACTAAACAGTTCCAAGGGTGTGATCTAAATACAGCATCTCTGACAAACACATATCGTTGGTTTACAATCCTTGCTGCAACACTATCCTCTGTTAAAGAGTTAATGGTACTTGCCCCAATATTGTTTAACGCTGAATTTGCTATATCAACTGCTGAAGTCATAATAATTCCTTTAAAGTAAAGAGGGAGTGCAAAACGCTACCCCCTCTTATTTGTTTTAGTTACTCAACAATGTAAGTAATTACAAACGATAGATCGCCTGCTGTATCACCAGCAGCATCGAACTTCAATCCTACATAATAGTAGCCACCGGGATCAGCAGAATCTCCTGCATCCTGCCAGACCTTTTGGCCCATAACATTGATGTTCCTTGCTTCAAAAGCAACCTCTGTACCTGTAGTAACCGCAGCTCTTAGATCGGTTATTGCACTTGCATAACAATCATCATCTTTTGCTGTAATTGTGCTACTGTCTGCTGCGTACAATCCTACATCGGTAGTATTGGTTGATCCTGAATCAAGATCATCGTTATAAAGTTTTATACTTACAACTGAAGCATTGGTTGGTATAGGAGCAAGCATAACTGTATCAGTTGCACTTAAATCCCCTGCTGCCAATGCTATTGTACCTTGAGCAATTCTCATTGTTCCACCCAACTGGTAAGAAGGGCTTTTTACAATAGGCTTCGCTTCAAAATTTGTAACTAAAGTTTGATTAACATTTGCCATGATTTACCTCCTATTCAGTACAGGCTATTTCTACTACTTTATCTTCTTCCATACGAGTTGCCCCGATGTCCATACAGTAATAGATTTGAGTTGAGTAAGACTTGTCAGCACGCTCATCAATACGACTTGTAATGTCTTTACCGATAGCAAGCTTGATACCATCACCAGCAAAGGCTAGAACTTGTCTATTGCCATCGCCATCTGTACCTAGTCTGTTACTAGTAATGAACTTAAAGCCCATATAAGTGTCGACATCTCCTTGAACTAACGCTCTCACAGTATTAAAATCTGCTGAAGCTACTTCGTTGATACCTAATAGATCTTCCATCTGATCAGGTGACACAACCATGTATCTCTGAATAGAAGGATCAACACTATTAGCATCTAGTATCTTTTTTGCAGATAGTAATTTTGCTTTAGTTAGTCCTGCACTTCCATGAACAATCTTTTGTCCAGATGGTAGTGCTGTAGATGTTGTACCAGCTTTGCCAGTATTAGCAGAACCGGTTGCTGATGCGATAATAATGTCATCCATAGATCTGCCTAAAGCCATCGCTGCTGCTCTAGCATAGGAAGATGTTGGATCTACAAGTAGTCTGACTTTATCTGGATCGTCAATTAAATCAGCATACTCATAAGTTGCCATTGTTACCATTCTTCTAGCGTGTGGTGTTTCCATTAATGGAGTGTCACCATGTCTAGAAGTTCTTACTTGTGCTGTGGCAGCACCTACTTGATCAAAAAAAGCTTTCTCACCAGTAACACTTTCCACATCAACTGCTTCTCTTAATAGAGAACCCATTTGTTGACTTAACATGGTAATGTTGCTACTAAACTGGTTTACAAAAGCTGTTGTAATTTGCGTACTCATAACGCTCTCCTTGTAAAAAAGTTAATAATATTAAGAAAACAAATTGCTACCCTGCTGTCGCAGGACACTTCTATATTTAAGGTTAATCACCTTTAGTTGTCGGAACTACCGGTAAGGGCTTTCGCTTATCTTACTTTACGATCTTCTGTAAATTCTATTCCTCTTCAGGGTGCATATACTCCATTAACTCTGTAACTTGTTGTACAGTTCGTAAATGATCGGGATGTTTTTTATCCCAGTATGCCCCTCCATTACGAGGATCGCCACGCAAGGCGGCAATTTCTTTTTCAGCATCAGCAGGTGTATATTGTTGATCCTGTTTTCCACCAATCATTTTATCTTCACCTAGTTTTCCTTTGATGTAAGATCCTATGTTGGCTAGTGTTTTTATAAATGCAGGATCGTTACCTAATGGTAATCCTTCCTGCGTTATTAGTTGATCAAATTCTTTTGGAGCAAATTCTTCTAATACGTTTTTTGCTTCTTTCATTTTATTATCGTATGCCTTGCCCCATTCTTTTTTTAAAGACAGTTCTGCTTCTCCTCTTTTTATTTCTAGTTGTTCTTCACTAGGTGGAGCATTTGCAGATTGCAGTTCTGCTTCTTTGCTCATGTATTCTTGAAAGATAGTATTGGCTTGTCTATCGTTAAGACCTGCTTTATGAGCTAGTCCTCGATACCAACCTTCTATATCTTTGTCTACTTTAACACCTTCTTTTACTTCTAGCTTATAGCCTTCTGCATTATCAGGTTTACCTAGTTTTGTGTAGACAGAGTTCCAGTCATCATCATTTGCCCATTTACCGGGTACAGGAACTTTATCCGCTCCTACCATACTCTGTGCATGGATTGCTGTTTTAGCTAATGCTTCTACACTTTCTAAGTTATGTATTAATTGATTACCTTTTATATCTTCTGGTAAACTTGCTTTCCAATCTTCAGACGGAGCTTGCCCAGTTTCTACCGGAGCTTCCGCTACCTGTTGTTCTTCAGCCATGTCTTAATCTCCTTTCGCATTTTCCTCTAATGGTTTAAAATCTTCTAGTTGTCTAAAAATATAGAACAAGACACCCCTAGCCCCTTGATTGTAGGCGGTGGTATCTGGCTCTCCCCTTACAAAAGTTTCTCTATCGTAGAAACGCTCTCGTAAATCTTGTAGTACCTTTTGTCCTTCAGCAGACTTAAATACAAATTTATAATCGTGATTCATTATTGTAACGCTTTCAAGGCAGGTGCAGCTTTACCGGCAGCTTCGGCTGTCTGTAAGGCTTCTTGTTGTTCTGCCATTTGTTGTTGCTGTTGTTGTCTTGCTTCTCGCTCTTGTGCAACTTGTTGATCGCTTTTAATCGTAGATGCAGGAACACCTAATACTTTAATAATATATTTAGCTAGACCATCCATATCCACATAATCAAATACAGTAGGATTAACCTGTGATAATGGAGCAAGCATCTCAAACAATCGCATTGCAGATTGTACATCGCCTAGTCTTTGAGCTTTGGCTAATGGTGAGATATATTCTATTTCTACTCCGCTATTCGCTAAGAACTCTGGTGCAGGTGCAAATTTCTTGTTACGCACTAATACATTATAACAACGCTCTATCAAAGGCTGTAGCATCTCTGCTTGTAATCTTCCTAAAACCGGGCCAAGTAATCTCATTTTTTCTTCTGTTCTTTGGATCACTTCGGTAGCTGTCATCTGTGGGCCTTGCGATAGAATTAACTGGTCTACATAAAATGCAGATCGTATAGCATTCCTTCGCTGCTCTTCCATATTCAAGCCTAGTGAATTGTTTGCTCCTATATTCAATGGTTCTATTCTATCTCTTGTACCTGATCGATAATAATTTAATCCGCCCGGCACAGTTCTAATGGGCATCATAAAGCCATCATCAGGTAGCATTAAGGGTGGGTCTACCTGTTTTTGTGCAGAACGGATCGTAACCTCTGCCATCTTATTGAGCATTTTAGTATCAGCTAATGCAGTCATGGCCGGAGACCTGCCATAACCACGCTCAAAAGAAGCTTTGAGGAATCTAGGACAAACATAGGGTAGTTCATCATAACCACTTTCTGATATGGTAATCTTATCATGTGGATCGATATACACGCTTGCAAACTTTTTATTTAATGAATCTAATTGTGTAATGTCGTAGGCTTCTCTTGGAAACACAGCGTGTAGTAATTCTATTTCCTTATAAGGCTCATTCCTTGCCATATTCTGTAATCTTGGAGGTAGGTTGTCATTACCAAACATGGTACGCATTGCAATACAGGTCATCTTAAATTTTCTATATACGGTATCTACTCTACCTTCTGCATCTTCGGCTAGGTAACATTCTCCTATATGCCTGGTGCTAAATCGTAAATCGTTCTGATCATCCTCTTCAATACCCATAACTCCTGTACCAAAGACTACTAAATCAGAATACATTTCATGGACTGCTTCGGCAAAGTTGGATCTATTAATAGAGCTATACATCACATCAGTAACACCCTCTAGCCATTCCTTTGCTTCGTCATCCCCGTCTAATTCTCTATTCTTAAAACGTAAGCTAAACCAAGCAGAACTAGGATTGGTTAGCATTCCATGTAAACTAGCAGATAACATTTCTGCTGCATGAATAGCTGTGCCATCAAAGACTAGCTCGGTGCGTTTATCTCCAGCAGTACGTTTTTTGGTTATGTCTGCTTTTCTAGGAGATATGTAATCTGCTAATTGTTGCCAATGGCTTTCCCAGTTACTTCTCTGATCTACTAATGTTTTGAACTGGTGCATAATTGCAACTGCTTTTTTATCGTCAGCCATCTATCCTCCTAATAGGGTTTTTACAGAAGTGCTATCTCCTGTACCGGTTAACCCTTGCGTTCCTGTTAATATGGTAGCTCGCTCACCAGATACTTTTCTTTTCTTTCTATACTCCGGGCTATCATCGCTAGCTCTTACTGCTGCTCTTGGTTGTACAGGAGGAGCAGGTTGTGCTCGTGGTGGCGGTGGTGATGAATTTCCTCCAAAAAAGCCACTCATCTTAACTTCCTCCTAATAATGTTGGTGTATAACTAGAATCATCATCGGTGGTTAAACCTGCTGATCCTGTCAACATGGTAGCCCTCACCCCTTTTCTTCTTTTTAACCTTGTTTCTTCCTTATCTATCTCATCACGCTCTACCGGTTTAATGGCAGGTGCTGGTGGAGCAGGAGGCGGTGGTGGCGGGGTTGGTATCTTTGGACTTAAAAAACTCATAATTCACCTGTATGCGTAAACGGATTATAATTACTCGATGCCGCTCTTGGCATCGGTTGATTCCAGTTGCTTCTTTCTTTTAAGCCAACAGCTAAATACCTAAAGGCATCGGCTGCATGACTAGAGAAATCATGTACTGGACTATTTCTAAAACTTCTTGTTCTCTCATTATAAGCTCGATGGTAATGCCTTAGTGCATCTAACCCTAGTTTACAACGCTCACTATCAAACCAACAACGAGGTATTAACATTTGTGCTGCGTGTATACCATCCTCTAGCGGTAGCTTTGGTGCTACCCTAAAGTCTAGGCCTAGGTCGTAGGCTACTTCTCTTCTGCTTTTACCAGAGCCAAGCTCTCGTACTTCTATATCGTGTGGTGCTATATGGTCTCCGTATAAATACTTTTTTCGCTGCAACACATCTACATAATGGGGTAACCCCTCATTTCTATTCTCATAATAATCAATGACATTAATGGCACGCCCATCATTTTGTGCAAACCATATGGCTGTACTATCGCCTATTCCTAGATCCCAGTATGTATCTACCTTTAAGGAATGATCATACGGTACTTTGGTAATACGCTTATCTTCCATCGCTTCTTCTAAATACTTGCCATAGATTGAGCCGGGTACATTAGCCACCCAACTACATTCAAATTCCTGATTATACTGATCTTCAGTCATCATCGCTTGTGCAGCTTCTAATTCATCTGTCTCCACAATCTTGGTTTCAGATGCTTTATAAATAACACTAAACCATTCTTTAGTGCCTTCTGCTTGCTCGTACAAGTCAAAGAACGCATTATGTCCTCTAGGTGTACCAACAAAGTATGCAAAGCCTTTACGGTCTGACAACGCAGGTCGTATAATCTCTGGGAATACACTCTCTGGCATATCCGCTACCTCATCCATAATACATCCATCTAGATATATTCCTCGTAAGCTATCAGGATTTTCTGCTCCTAGCAGGTTAATCCTAGCTCCGTTAGGCAGGTCAGCTCGTAGTTCCGTTTCATGGAACTTCACATTAGGGATCTTGGAGCTAAACTGCTTCAAGTAATCCCAGGCAACTGCCTTTGCCTGTCTATATGTCGGTGCAAGGTATGAGAACCTTGGAGAAGGCTTAGTACATAGTATCGCTTCTCTTAACAGATGGTTTACTGCCATCACTGTTTTGCCAAACCTTCTATGGCATACGATTACGCCCCACCTGTGTTTGGTTAATTTATTATGCAAACTAGCTTGGAGGGGTCTTGGTGTATAAGGTATTTCGATGTGTGTGGGCAAGACACTCTCCTATTCTAGTATTATACGTTATAGCAGTGGCCGGGTGTTTTTGGGGGGCGTGGGGGGTCGACTATTTGTAAAATAGCAGCACCAAAACAGCACCAACCATACGCAAAGCCCCAGAAAACTAACATTATGTTACGGGTAAGTAACCCGTCACCCCTAGCAAAACCCCAGAAATCTAAGCTTTCTTGGGGGGACTCGTGCGTAGCTCGGCATCGACACAGCCTTTATCACACACACTATTCCTCCGTCTTAACCTCAACATTCCCATTACTCCAACTCAAAGTAACAGCACCAGTATTACCTGCTTCCTCTTTCTTGTCCTTCAATCCATAAGGTTGTATCCTTCCAAGTGTCCACTTGAGACTATCCACTTCCAACCTTCTACGTTGCACTTCAGCATTTAAGAACTTAACATCCATACTCTCCGGCAACTGTGATGTTGCTAGATCTATAATATGGTCTGCATATAACTCAGCCTGACACACTCTACCTCTTCGGTAGATCTCCCAATACTCATCGTTCTTACGAACTGCATTAGTAATAGCTCTATAACTGGGTACATCAGGGTTATCTTTGCATATCTTTAACAAGCTTTTGCCTGATGCTAATTCATCAGCAATCTTGTTCATAACTGTTTTATTTACTTTTTTCATAAGCGAATCATTTAAGGGTAAAAAATAGGGGATTTAATTCTGGTTGTGAATCATTGGAGTCTGAACCCACCCCTATTTTACTTATAAATAAAGGGTTTTCGATACATTGGCAACAACTAATTAACACCTTCTATCAAATACCTTGACAGTAAGTGTCAATACTATTAAAACATATAGCATAACAAATGGAGGTCTGAAATGAGTACAAGAAGTACATTAACAATAAGAACTGATAACTCAACCATTCACTTTTATAGACACTATGATGGTTACATAGCTGAAGCAGGACAAACTATACAGCTAGCTTTGGCAGAAGCATATAAGAATGCAAACGCAAATGCTAGCAGGTCAATAGAGCATCCGCACTTTAAAAAGTTTGTTAACATGATAATGAGCCATAAGTATGAAGCTAGTAAATATCGTTCAGAACAACCAGTTTATGAATTGATAGAAGATCCTGTTGCTCATGCTGACAGAGAGTATCATTATGAAGTATCTTTTAACGATGCCGGTTATGTAAACATAGAAGTAGAAGCATGGTTACTAAACTTTGATGATGCTACACAAAGACATGAAGTTATATACGATGGTGGCTTTGATGGTTACAAGGATCTAGTAACAAAAGAAATGGCTATTATTGCTGAAAGAATAGCAGAGCTTGAAAAGAAAAGAGGTGCATAATGGTTGATGTACTAATAACTGATCATGGTTCTATATGTAAATTCCATCTCAAGAGCAATCAAGCTCTTGACTGGTGGAGTTACCATGTAGCTAACAATAACTACACAGCAGAGCGTAGATACGCTAATGACATATACTGCGGTATGGTTACCAATGGTTTATCCATAAAGGTACTACGACTAGCCGCTTAACTCTGAAGCCCTTTGATAAGATAGTATGCTTTGATAAGGGCTTTCTCATACTTACCCTTCACAGTTCTGGCATCACAATGAAATCTTTTAGATAAAGCCTTCCACTTAGGGCCACGCTCTCTATTAACAGCACTATGAGCAGTATACCATAACATTACCCTATACTCCTTCTCTAGATCCCATCCTATATCCAAAGCAAACTCCAATCGTGTTATATCCTCTGTAGTAGGATGTAATCGAACTTCATTATCATAACCATACCCACTCCAAGCATTTGCTAAGGCATAACTAGGCCATAACGAACTATGCTTCTTTCTTAGAACAGGTGGCAATCGATGCAAGGTAGTAGCTGCTTCCATATACAATCTATCAAGACTAGGCATATCCCAGTTCATTGCTAACAACCTAGAGTTCATATAATACCTCTGCTTCGTCTAGCCAATCACTCTTATCAACTCTGGATAACCCACCCACATACTTTACTGTTTCATTATACCTGTCTATGCTTAATCTTCTACGAAGGGTTCTAAACACTCTTTGCATTCTCCAGTCAATACCATCCATCCTTCTACGCCTATCCTTTGCCTGTCGATATTGTGCATTCATGTTAAGCGTTGTCCGTCTTAACAGATCCTGTAACTCCTCAACATCTACTGCAAGTGATTCGCTTTCTTGATTTTTTTCATCAATACTGCAATCATTGACAAGTACAATCTCTCTCTTAAAACGTGCTAATTCCTTAGTGTTTCCAAAATCCCTCTTGACAACCCTTTCTGACAACAAGTAATAACTAGTACTAGTATAGACTCTATAGTTAACTATAGTGCTATATATAGCTTCTCTAATTAGCTCTCTTTTAAAACAATAAGAATCTAGGTGGGTTGTTACTGCTTCTCTAGATAACTGGTTATTACTAGTGTTAACACTAGTGTTATCTATAGTGACTCTCACAACTCTCTCACAATAGGATAGATAGCTAAAAGCTTATCCTTGTACTTCTTGCGTAAATAAATCTCTGCATTAATATCATTAAAAAGCTTATACATCTTATACTGCACCCACTTCTTGCCTTGCACTGCTGCTATGTAATTCATATAAATCTCCTTGATTGCTTTGTTTATCCAATACCTGATACTGGCATTGCTCCGAGTGTGGCGTGTTCCATATCGCTATGGCTAATGCTCTATCCGGCTTGCCACCCTTACCAAGATAATCCTCCCTCCATGTCAGGTTGTACCAATGGCTAGGCCTATGCCTGTTCCATTGTGCATAACCCCTTCCACACGCCCATAAACGCTCTGGGCATACCAATGCCATCTTCTCTACCCCTATAGCAAAAGCATGATCGATAAACTCTCTTATGCTGTTAAAAGGTGGATTAGTTACCAAAGCCGGGGCTAGTGTTTCCTTATACCAGTAGAAGTTCTGGTTTGTTCTTATGTCCGTAGATATTATTTGCCTATCATTCCTACCTAAAGCATTACTGAAACGCATATCCCCTGCACAGCACTCCCAGATCCTATTGACATCCCATTGCTCGTCTATGAGCCTTACAACAGTATCTACGATGCTATAGGGTGTAGGGTAGTAGTCATGTTTGTTTCTTGACATGATCCCTCCTTAACTCCATAGGCTC